GATTGGTCGAATGTTAGTGAACTCTTGACCGTCAGGCATCTAATTGTTAGCTGGACCCAAAGATTTTCCGCTCGCGTCGAGATAGTAATCCTTTCCGTCTTTTCCTGTGCCGATAGAGACTGCTCCCTTCGGCGGACCTGCTGCTGTAGAAGTGGGTATGTTTGGCACAGCCTTTTCCAGTCGGTCAATCTGTCCCTGATACAGTTCCATCTGACGCTTGGCAAATTTAGTTGATGGTGTTCCCGCTGCGGGAATCATCTTGGCGATTGCTTCTCGAAGAGTGTCGGAACCAGCGCCCATGCCTCCAAGGTTACGCAACATCATCGCGCCCTCGGTCGCAGCTACTACCGCAGTGGCGTAGTTGACTTGCTTATCCGTCAGGGTTGATGCTGCCTCGGATGATAGGAACTGAGACAGAGCAGCATGGGGGTCATTCGAGCGCATCGCTAGTAATAGTTGGCCGCGAGACTTCGCATCGAAACCTTGATCTCCCAATTCATCAATCGCTTGATTCAGTTGGCCAGCCGTGTAGTGTAAGTCTTGAAAGATGGCCTGCTGACTCTTAACTTTCACCGCCGGACTAAGCGGTGCGAACTGCTTTGGATTTTTGATGATGTCCTGCGCGTTGGCGAATCCTTCGGTTCCGTCAGCGTTAAGTACCGGATACATACGCGACTGCATGTAGGACAGGGCGCGAGACTGTCCTGCGAGCTGAATACGATGGTCCTTGGTTGCGTTGCTCGCAGCAGTAGCTCCGGTAGCCGCCTGATAGAGCTTAGCGTCCTCTCCGGTCCAATTAGGATCTCCGGGAGTAATCGTTGTAACTTTCCCGTTTATAGTCTTGCTCACGCCAATCGGAACGCCGTTTACCATTGCCACCTTGCCGCCCTGCTGTACACCCTTAGGTGCAGCGGTAATGGCGTTTCCTTTTTCATCTGTTACCTGAATTGTTTTAGTGGGGTCGTTCTTGTCAATGGCAACTACCGTTCCCGTTCCAGTTGCCTGAATCTGATATTTGTCTTTCGCCTCGGTCTGCGCTCGCGTAAGGTCCGCCTGAGACCTATTCAGGTCCGCAACAGACTTTGCCTGTGCTTCGAGAGCTTGCGGGTCTTGCTGAGTAGATGTCGGTGCTTTCGATAGAATCTCCTGATTCATCTGCTGCGACTGGTCGGCGGATAGCTCTGGCTTTGGTGCGTTCGCTTTTCCTATCAGCGTCTTGAACGTGGACATGATGCCCTGCATGGCGTTCTGCTTGTTCTGGTGCTGCTTGAGAGTTGCGCCTAGACCCTGCTTCCACACATCTGTTTTCTCAGGGTTGAGCCAGTCCTGATTTAGAGCCTTCGCCATGTTCTTCAGGTCTTTCTGGTTCGCCATCATCCACGAATTTAATTTCTGCTTGCCTTCGGGAGACTGGTCCTGCATCAGCGTGGTGAACTGATTCCACTGGGATTCGGCGTGGGCGAGCTTAGCCTGCTTCTGCGCGTGAACCGCCTGACTAATGCCAGACGTGATTCCACCGATGAGGTTCTGTAATCCCTGATGCTTCTCGTTTCGTGGAGGCTGACCGGGTTGTGGCTGCTGCGATTGATTAGGTACCGGCTGCGCGAGACGCGGGCCGTTCTGCTGCGAGGATAGAATCTTCGCAATCAGTTGCGACACTTGGTCCTGTCCGGCTTGCTGTCCAGAGCCTGCCGGAACCGCCGGAGTCGGCTGACCCACACCAGAAGGCCCTGCCATGAATGGAGGTGTAGCCATTTAGATTGCCCCTCCCGCCGATGCGATGCCGAGTCCTGAAAGTATGCTCCCCGCACCGCCAGCCGCCGCTCCTAGTCCCGAAGCGATTTGATCGAAAGTAGAAGGCGTATTCTCAATGCGAGTTGCCGTTGGGCTGGCCGCTCCCATCAGCACGCTCATGTAATTCTGAATGGCCTGCTCGAACATCTGGCTTTCGAGTTCTCCGACTTGCAGGTTTTGCTGGCTGAGTAGATTGCTTTCTCCAAGCTGTGCGCCAGAGCCGAATCGTGCTCCGCCCGCCGAGAACTGTTGCAATAAATCGTTCTGCGATTGCTGGAACTGAGGTTGTAATCCTGCCACTAGATTATTTATTGCCGCAGAGTTGTACCCCGCTCCGCCCTGCAAGAACTGTAAGATAGTGGACGCTAGGCCCGAACCATACGTCTTGGACAGGTTTCTTTGCAGAGAAGATTGCTGCGAGGGAGATAGAGACCCAAGTCCTAGGGAGCTAGACGTAGTGCCAGAACCACCACCCGGAACTGACGGACCAGCGCCGTTAGCAGGGAACCCCGGAACGGCAGGACCAGCCGTAGAGCTTTGAGCAGAAGGTGCCGGAAGTCCTGATGTGGCGCTGGTGGATACCGCACCTTGAGGAAGCGTAGGAAGTCCGGTACTGGTACTTGTGTTTATGGGCAGAAGAGGATTTAGGTTTCCGCCTAGCGAGGCTTGTCCTCCCTGTTGAGATGAATAGGGAACGGAGATTTGCAGACCCGAAGAATTGGCTCCGGGAATGAGTCCGGCAATGCCTGAGCTGCTAGACATAAGTTATCACCGATTTCCTGTCACGGGCGTTAGTTGCCGTGAATGTATTCGGGCGTCCATTTGCTGTTGATAGAACCTTGCTTTGATAAGCCCTAGATTGGCCATTCTATCATCTGCCGCTGGGTCTCCGTACAAAAGGGTTCGTAAATCTTTAGCTTCATCCATCCAGCGCAACGGTCCCGCTGCAAGTCGGTAGGCCGCACAGTACTCCACGATTTCCAGCCACTCGACGGGCATGTACACCGGAGCCGAGTTTAGGTTAGCTCCTGTTGCTCCTGAAGGAAACGGGTGACGGCGCTGATAGTTCATAAACGCCGTGTACGTTTGGTTCGGCTGCGGCCCTACCCAGATGTTCGTTCCGAAACGAGTCCACTTAGCGGGAAGTCCTCCGGGTATATAAACAAGGGTCTGCATCGCCGCCGGGGTGTCGTACTTCATCGGATAAGCTACGGTGTTAGTGTTCGGGTTGGTGAAAATGGAGAGGGCCTGAACCTGCGAGTAATCGTCTCCGGGATTCAAGAAGAAGCTGACAGGGTACTGGAACTGACCCACGGTGAGCTGCTTCATAGGCCCAGTCTGCCGCAATTCCTCAAAAGGGTTAGATAAAGTTAACTCCTGGATGGCGTCTCGGATGTACTTCTGCGGGTTGTACGAAAGGATGTCCGTGCGATTCTGGAGCGCAAGCTGCACTCCCGGAATCAGGTCCGCAATCGTTGCCGTGGATGCGCCAGGGTTCATGTCGCGTAAAGGAATTCCGCCACGACCGGATTATCGTTCGTCGGAGCGCTGATGTTTAGTTGCGTAAAAGAACCCGAACTGTTGTTGATGTTCTGGTTGCCCAGCATAATCAAACCGCCCGGAACAAGCGCAACTGCGTTAGTTACCACGAATAGCGAGTCCTGCCAGCCAACTTGCAAGATGTATTGTGAAAGAATTGTCGTTGGAGTTGTGGCGTTACGCACATAAAAGAAATGGGCTAGTAGCGGCGAGGCGACCAGAACTATCGCGCTTGCTCCCGGTTGCACGGTAACGTAACTCGCGTAGGGCGATTGCACCGCCTGAAAGCTGAACTGCGGGACTTGTCTGTTTACGATAGTTTGTCCGCTATTCTCATTGTCCTGCACCTGAAGGGTGAGGCTTGCGAGTAGAGTTGAGTTTGCCGACATCGCCTCTCCTTTAGGATGCTAGGTACAATTCAGCCGGAACCGTTGCGCCCACGCCAGTGAGGGTCAGCGCCGAGAATCCGCCAACCGCCTGCGTCGTTCCCCACACCATGAAGATTCCTCCCGTAGTAGAGGAAGATGTCGCGAAGTTGAGCGCCACGGTAAAGGCCGAGCCTCCGGTGGGCGTCAGCGTCACATTCAGCACATTCGTCAGCGAGAGGTTTCGGACGTAGACATCGAAAGCCGAACCTCCGGGTATCGAAGGAACGACAAAGCCAGTCGTCGGGCAAGGTACGAACTGGTCATAGAAAATTTGAGACGAGGCAAGGACTATACCCTGAAGTGAAACGTTAATCGTACTTTGATTCTGATTTACGTTAACTGTGGTTATCGAAAGACCAAGGACACTATTCAGGTTGGGCAAAGGAATTCTCCTGAGCTTTACGTCTCAGCTCTCTCTTGTAATTTCTCTGGTAAATTCTTTGGTATTCCCTTAGATGTTGGCGCTGCTCGGGAGTCATCTTGGAAACTACAGTTCTTCCACGGATTAGGCGGCACTGAATACATGCCCTCTTCCTGCTGCATTTTTCTAGGTTTTTGGCAGTAAATTCGTGCCCGTGCTTGCAATGGGTTTTCCAGCTATTCCAAGATACGGCTCTGCCCTTCATTGCCTTGTCTCTCTGATTTTCTGCATTCGTTCCTGGTAGTAAGTGGTCTGGATTAACACAGCACTCGTTGTCGCACTTATGCATGACTTGGAGGCCGGACGCTGGGTCAAACCCAGAGAAAAGTACAGCCGCTACCCGGTGCGCACGCCAATTCGTCCCACGGAATCTTACCGTGCCGTATCCTTTCCTGTCCCTATATCCCTTCCACTCCCAGCACCCCGTGTCGAAGTTGAGGTGGACCCTCTCAAAAAATCCTGCGTTCAGTCTGAGTTGTGGCATCGTAGCTAAGTTATAGAACTATTGTGCTTTCAATGCAAGAAAAGTGTGGCCTCTACGCTACCAACCGAACACTTAAAGTAAGCCGTGGTAGAGGTCCACGGACGACCCGACTTGTAAACCGAGCACGCCGCGCTGATACTTTTCACATCGTAATAATTTGCTGTCACCTGATACGGACCTTGCGTTAGTGAGTACTGCACGGCGAACTCGGTGTTGGGTGTAGCTGGCGTAACTACCGAGGCCCATGCTCCGAACATATTTTTAGACGCATCATCGTTGCCTGAGCCGAACGATACGTTCCCCGAAAGAATCCGGTCGTGGCCGGTGATTCGCTCTTCTGCCGGTAGAGATGTGCGTGATGGCCTCACAGTTTGGTTTCCTCGATAGTTCCTACCGGGAACATCTGGGCGATGGATAGAGGTCCCGCGTTCTTATCTCGAAACACGGAAATCTGCGGCATCATGCAGGTCAGCACGATATTAATCGCTGTGGTCATCAGCCGTCCGGTAGGCACCTTGTTTCCCCAGCCGACAGATACGGAATTGGACACTACCTTACCTAAATCGTTAGATCCGGTAATGGTCCACGTTGTCGTCACCTGCCCCAAGTCCCGGTAGGTCACAATCAGCCTGCGAATCGTAGGCTGCCTGTATCCGCCACTGCTACCTTCCATCCCCTGAATCTTCTCGTAGCGCCAGAAATATTCACTCGATGCGAGCGGGTCGTTATAGCCCTGCGTCGGATCGAAGGCATGGAACTCCACCTGTTGCGTGTTGATGTTGAAGCACGGATAGAGAGCAATCTGACCTTGCGCGAATACGCCGCCATTCGAGACCGGAATGTTGACGAACCCCGATGAACGAGTGCCCGCCGTAGGAGTAGAGCCTCCACCACCTTTAGGAAATGGTGGTCCGTTAGGCGGGCGTATCGGAGGGATTACTGGCTGGGCCATCTTATCTCCACACCGTAACGCCGCGTCCGGTTACTAGCACGTTCGGAGAATCTTCACGGGTCCAAGAACTATCTTCAATCGAGTATAGGTAGTGTCTAGTGAACGTGCCCATCGGAATCGAGATGCGGTAGGTCAGATAGATAAACCCGTAAGCGTAGGCCGGAATAACCGTGGCCGTGGGAGTCGCAGATGCTAACGCAAGGTCGGCCATGATTGCGTCTCTCGCTCCGCCTCCTATGGGCTGAAACGAATTGATGCTCACCTTGTAAATCTGCTCGGTGGAAACGAAGAATCCAACTGACCCGTACTGGGCAATGCTATAGGGATAAACGCTGCCAATTCCTTTCTCGGAATCCCACAAGTGGTCGAAGTAGTAAGGCTGTAGAGAGCTTCCGGTGATGGTCTGCTGGGTGATTCCGTTGGTGCGGAAAAGATAGGCAATAGCTCCCAGAGGCATGACTCCGGTAAACACGTCGGGCACATCTAAGAAGTCCACGAACCCGGCGCTCTCATTAACCGATGGGTCCCACTGATTCGGTATGCCGTTGGCCGAATACCAGAGACGTTGCGGAAAGTTCGTTATGCTTCCGGCAGGAGTAGCGCCCGATTGCACCGCCGTGATGTCAATCGTGAGTCCGGTACCAGAACCAGGCTGCGTACCACCCGTGGCCGTCGAATTTCCCGAAGAAACCGTGTAGCCCGACCCTGCGTTGGTGATGGAAATTAGCGTTACGACTCCACCGCCACCTACCGTTTGCACCAGGTACGTTGCGTTTCCGTTACCAGTAGTAATATTACCAGTATCACCTGCGGCGTAGCCTGCCCCCCCAGAGGTTACCGAGGCGGTCTCGATGAATCCGGTTAGCGCCGCTGCGTTGAATACGTTGCAATTCAGCAGGCAGATTTGAAAGTTAATCTCATAGAGGTAGAACCCGCCTACCGATGAACCAGGTCCGCCGAATGCTGCGCTGGTAAGTCCCGAAACAATTACCGGAGTGTTAGATATTCCGTCCCAAGATTGCACGTAGGGTGCGCCGTTGGTGTAGTAGAGCAGGTTGGCAAATGCCCGCGATGCGACCGGAAGCGTAGCAGTTAGCGGCGATCCTCCGAGAGCTACCCACGGATTCTGAGAAGCAATCAGGTTGAACGGTGAAAGCTGAAATAGTCCGTTGGAAGTGAACGATACGGTGTGGATTACCCCGTTCGCATCCATGAAGCTATTGGTGCCTAGGCACGGATTCTTTAGCTCTGGACCTGAGAAGATTTTAGCGAAAGGAGGAGTAGAGCGTAGTTCGTTGTCACGGAACCAGAAGTTCGATACGCGAGGAGTTTCGTTTACGTCGAGATAAATTTCTGGTGTTTGGACCTGAAGGCCCTTCCATGCTGCACCGTAATTTGGACCTTCAAAGTACCTCGACACACCCTGGATTCCCCTGTATTTCCCGGCTAATTGATCGTTATCGTGAGTGTTCCAGAAGGCAAAGCCTGAATCGAAAGACCTGCAATCCAGAACGGTTTAGACCGCGAATAAGTTCCCGTAGTCGGGGCAATTGCATCCCAGATTACGTTTCCGTCCTTGGTTAGCACGATGATTTCATTCGTCGCTGTGCCGTTGAGCCATGACATATCTTCGGCTCGGATGTTCTGGTTCCACTGATTTAGAATCATAGTGCCGCCGCCAGATGCCGCCAGAATCGTCTGGTTGTAACGGAAGTTCTCACTATAGAGAATTGCCGTGGTGGTCGAAGGAACCGATAGAACTTTGTAGAAACCTTTGTAAGCTGCGAGCGTGGGGTTGATGATGGTGACCCACTGCTGCACGGTTGTAGATAGTCCGTGCGCCCCGGTGGTGGTGAGGTTAACGATGCCGCCAGCAGAAGAGATTAGGCCAGTAGGAGACGCAGCGATAGTAGCGGTGAGTACATCAGCGCTCGTAAAACTCCATGGATTCTGTCCCTGCTCCGCCATTCTCTAGCCCTCTTCCGGCGAGTACGGCACGTCGTTCAAGTCCGCAGCCGGGTCTTTCACATCGTACAATTTCGGGTCGGGCTGTAATTCGTGACGATCTACCGTCATGGCCCGCGCTACGGCTAAATCCCTAGAACCTACGACCGCCGTATCAATGCAGTCGGTCCACTGACAAACCAACAATCCGTACTGCCAAGTCCCGATTTCCAAAGGCATACGTCGGCCACAGCGGTAGCAAGTAAAATAGACATAATCTCTATCGCCTCGCCATAGCGGCACCGTGAATCTCCAGATACCTCTTAGCCATCTCTAAATCTTCCGGGTGAGTCTCAAGGATGCCAACGATAAAGTTGCACAGGTGGCAAACGAGACCTCTTACCGCTTCCGTCTCATGATTGTGGTCAACCAAAAGACGCTTTTCTTCCCCGCATATCTCGCAGCGCCCACCGGACCGTTCGAGCATTGCCGCGTAAGAAGTTTCGTCCAGATTGTACCGCAACTTCAACTTATCAACGAAACCCATCTTAGCGTTTCTATTGTCCTGATAAATCTTAAAACACGACTTACAGCTAGACGCCAGACCACCCTTGTTGTGGTTTGTCTTGTTAAAAAACTCGCTTTCTTTCCAAACCTTGCAAGTGAAACAGACCCGACCCTTGGTTACCTCTGGGTCGAATGTGTAGCACATTCTCTTGCTCACGACTTTCTCGCGTACGGCGGAATCTCTTTCCCTTGAGGTGCGGCGCTCGATTGCTTAGCGTAAGGAGGAATCGTAGCCGATGCAGCATCGGTCGGTGACTTAACGGGATGAATCTCGTTCACGATGACCACGCTGTTGATGCCCTTGGTCGCGTTGAGACGGTGCTTCTCGGCATAAGCAACCGCTTCGTGCTCGGAAGCAAAGCGCCCATCGGTCTGACAGGAACACGTCGCCGCAAACTTGAGGTCTTTGTGCGAATCCGACTTGTACACGCGCATGGTGTGAATCACGAGAGCGTCCACCCGATATTCGATAGGTCGTACCAGACCCCATTATACGCCTCAAGGACCAGTGCGTTCGGCAGAGTTCCCGAAGCCGTAGCAATGTGAGTGTTTCCGTTGAATACGTTGGTAGGTCCGGTAATGACGTGGGCCTGTCCGGTTGACGAAATGATTCGGATGATTCGGCCATCCTGCTTGCTCTGCCCCGCCATAGGTGGGGAAATCGCAATCGCCACGTCTGCCGAGGCATCGGTGATGATGTAGCTGCCGATTGGCTCGCTCGTGTTATTGGCTTGCTTGGTCGAGATGACATCGCCCGTCGCTACGGTTCCGATGTTGATAGTGAAACCGGAACCAGAACCCGGCTGATTTCCGCTACGCTGGGTCGCCTGTCCCGCTCCAGTCGCGTACCCGGAGCCGCCAGAAATCGTGTAGGTCGCGACCGCTCCAGAAGTTACGGTCAGCACCCGGTAATAGGCGTTGTTGTTACCCGCAAGAATTATTCCAGTGTCGCCAGCAGCGTAGCCAGAACCACCTGCCGTCAAGGTAGAAGCGGTGATTACGCCCGTGGTCGTACCGGCGAGCAAGGTCTGAATGTCGGTCAGTCCGGTGTAGAGTCCGTATGGTAGATGGGTAAGGCCAAAGTTGCTAGACATCTTCACTCACCTTTGCGATGCCCTTAAGAACATCGTCAACCTTTCTGGCCGTATCGCGGACTCTCCGATACTTTGTGCCCACACCCTTAACGTCGGCGCGGAGTTGCTCGATAATATCCTCGGGAGTGAGTCCCAATCGGTGCGGACATTCTCCGTACTGACCGTGGGCAAAATTGCAGTTCATGCAAAGGATTTCGTACTTGGTTCGGTCGCCGCTCTTAATCGCTTCGGCGTACAATTGCGATTGAATTTTAGAAACGACATACTTTCCGTTAACCCACTTCTTGCCGTAGGGATTACTACCGCGCTCGATGTGCTGTAGCGTCAAGAACTGAGGATTTCTCTCACCGCAACAGTTGCACGCATAACCCAAAGCCTCGAACAGTTTTAGCTTGGCACGGGATCGTTGCGCCTTACCTAGGCAGGCGGTACATATGTTGTTTACGTAAATCTTTCCCTTACGTTCACGCATCGCAAACTGCCCAAGGCGCTTTTCCTTGTCGCATCGGACGCAGAACTTTTTCTCTCCAATTGCGTCCCTAGATTTGCGGTCCAAGTACATTAAATTCCTCTATGTTAATCTATTGAAAACAAACTACTTAAGCGCCATTACTACCCCATACTCCGGGCCATGATGTAGCGCCCGCCGAGAATCTTTGGAAGGATAACATTTTTGAACTTCTTGTGTCGAAATCGTCGTCGTAATCGGTATCAATCGGGTGGCGGTCAAAGAATTTCAGTTGATGAGATTCCTTTTCGGTGGTCACGAACCACGGTCCAGCGGCGGTGAAGTAGTGGCAGATTTGGAACTGCAAATCTTCACCGAGCAGTGCGTTCATTTCGTTGTCCGCCGTGTACGGTCGGGCTGCGCTTCCTAGAATCTCACGGGCGATGAACTTGTTTTCCGGGGCGATCAACACCCAGCGGGGCTTGAAACGGATGGGTATTCCTTGTGCGTCAATCAACCGCTCAAACTGCGTAATCATCGTTTCGACCGCCGTAAACGACAGGTCAACGTCTGGAGTCGGGCGGTTGGGATAGGTTCCGGTCGCCGTGATTACGCTCGATACGCCCGGTCCTACGTTGGTCGCGTTGGCTCCGCCGAGCAACGGGTGGGCGGTATTGAAAAGAGAAACGCCATCGGTAGTCGTAACCGAAGAGAATCCGAGGTTGAACACGTTAGCCGCTACCTGCTCTCGGATGAACATGGCCGAGCGCGAGTGGGCTTTTGGTGCCTGCTTGATAACTCCGTACTTGTCGTCCTCGATTAACTCCCACGATGCGCGGGAGCCGAGGCCGTAGGACAAGTGCAGGTACCTCTTGGTTCCACCCTGAATCAAATCGTCGTAGATGATCGCCGATCCTTCGGGCTTCTCGGGCATGACGCCGACGCCCGCGAACTCAACTTCGTCCTCGAACGCCTGCTCCGAGTTCTCGATATTCATCCAGCGCGTGTATTCCGACTCGCGCATTTGGTAGTCGAGGAACTGAATCAGATTGTGGTGCACGCCCGAGGCCAAAAGTTGGGCGAACGTCCCGCGAACCATTGCGCACATTAGTTAGTACCTCCGGGGTTAAGTTCCCCTGTTAAGCTGAGAGCTGTTCCGATCCTTGCAAGAACACGAACAAAACTTGGGTGCCAGCCGCCGGTACGACTCGCGGGTCAAGGGCGATGACTCGAACAACCGCTGAGCCGCCCGTCTTTGCCTTGTCAACGTACCAGTACCCTGATGCGGTTTCCTTGGTCATGCCGTAAGCGATTCCAACGTCGGTAACGAGTGGGGTGGTTGCCACGGCGGTAGTTCCGAAAGCCGCCGAGAAAACGGTGTCGAGGTCGTTGATATTAAGGCCACAGCGTCCATCATTGAGTGGTGCACCGTGCGCGATGTTCTTGGCCGAAGATTCATTAGGAACCGAGCCGAAGGTTCCGGCTACTGCTCCTACGCCCGTAAACGGAGAAAGGGGAACAGGAGCGCCAGAGCCGGTAGAGCCAAGGTTCGAGGCTGCCTCGTAAGAGATGCCAGCGATGCCCGCCGTGGTGGTCGTTCCGTCCCACGCCTGCAAGCCTCCGTCCGTCGCGTTAACCTGTACCGGAGTTCCTTGCAGAAATGTTTGCCCGGACTCTTCGATGATTCGATTCTGCCTCCACTGATTTCCGCTGACCGTCGAGCGCGGCAAAATGGGAACGGCGAAACTCATGTTATTTTCCTCCGGCTTCTGCTTGGTCTACTCCCATCTTGGCGGTGAGTTCCGCTTCGGTGGGAGTAAAGTGAGTCAGATATTTTCCGTCTCCAGCCGATGCGTCTTTGGCATCAACGAGCGTCGGATTGGAGTCGCTGCGAACGTCGGGATTTGGGGACTCAGCGAAATGCGTCCTGGTTCTCTTTCCTAGATTTATCGCTTTTTGAATCTTGGCTTTCTCGCGCTCCATCCACTTGCCCATCGGCAGCTTCATCAAAATCAGATCGCCGTAGCGAATTGAGCCTTGTTCTTTAACGATGTCGGCAGCCATCGGCTCCACATCATCGAGCGTGGCGTTGGTCCAGCCCATCGTGCGCAGTTGCTGATAGCGCCTTCCGTTAGCGCCGGAATAGTTTCCCCAGAAATAGCGGAACGAGAGGTTCTTGATGCGTATTTCCTCAAACGCAGGAGTAGCGAAATTGCGAGCCACGATGGACTTGTCCAGCATGATTTGTGCTTCGGGAGAGAGAATCTGACCGGAAGGGAGTCTTACGTTCTGCCCTCTCGCAATCGTTTCGGCGTACTGACCGTTCGGCTTATCGTGCAGGTCAACGTCCTCGTTAATTTTGCCAGCCGCTTCACGCGATGCTTTGTTGGTGAGAGTCATTAGTTAACGACCTGCAAAGAGGACCAGGATTCCTTGACCGCTGCTAGGACTTTGGGGTCCGATACGTCTTGACCCATGCGCTTCAAAAACTCTCGGCGAGTGACAATCTTACCCTTCGCAGTCTTTACGTTAAAATCGAGCCAGTCTCTATCTTCCTGCGAAGTTGAGGGTCCATTCGATGCGTCGCCAGCGCCTACTCCTGTTTCTAGCACGAAACTATTGTTGTTCCTCTTGAGTCCCGACTTTCGTCCTTCGCGCCCGATTACCATGTCGGCGACGTTGCGGACGTAGCGTTCCCAGCCTGCGGCATCGGCCTTGACCGAAACCGGAGCGTTGGCGAGTTCGGCTTTGATTTGCGGGAAGAATTCTTGCCAGTCGGAGTACTCACCAAGGATTTCGTTCTGCGCCATCTTCGCTCGCATCAGCACGGTTTCTACTGCGAGCGGACCAAGACGTTCGGCCCAAGCCCTACCCTCATCATCGAAAACAGAAGTGGGGTCGCCGGGAACTACTTCGGGTTTCTTGGTGCGGGCTTCTTCAAAAGCGGTTAGTCGTTCGCCTTGTTCTTTGATGGATGCTTGAATCGGGGAAAGCAATTCCGCCATCTTCGCGAGCAATGCTTCCTGTGAGGGAGCTTCGGGAGGCTTTACTTCTTCCGTCTTTTTTCCAGGCCAAGTCGCATTTGGGTCAGCCAATCTACCGTCCTAGTACTTCGCAGGCTAAATAGAATCATGTACGCGAAAGTCTGTCAACTAAAATCATAGGCTCAGTCCGGTTATCACGTCAATGAATCCGATTACGCCCTGCACCTTTCCTAAATCCTGAGGGTCGAGACGCTGCGAAGTCAGAGCTACGACCTGTCTATTGCGCCACACCGCCAGGTCCTCCAGCAGGTCCGCCCATGCCGGGGACTTGAGCATTTCCCGCGTCTGGGCCGGATGGGACCGCAGCGCCTCCCATGGCGCTCCTTGCAGATACGAGTGCGGCTGGGTTGGCTGCTGGGGCTTGCGGGACATTCGGCGCTCCTTGTGGCGGCTTTGAGGATTCCGTTGCATCGGGAACAAAATCGTTAGGCTGGTCGTAACCGAAGTCACGCAATATTCGATACATAAGCCTATCGGCTCCGCCTAGTACTTTTGTCAAATACGCTTTCGCTTCAGGCGGAATCATCGGATTCGTAATCGCCTGCATCAGTTGGGCCTGTGCGGTGTAGTGTCGTTGCACCAGTCCGACCATTAGCATGTCGTTCTGCTTTTCGACTTCCTTGTTGATAGAGGCTGAGGTCGAGCGAATCGGAATCAGACATTTATTTTCGGCATATTCCTTAAGCGCCTTGAGCAAGTACTTCGCGTCTTGCCCGAACATGGCCTCTTTACCGGCGGTTCCGAACTTCGCGTACATGTCGCAGAGCTTCGATCCTAGATTCTGGTGTGCATGGCGGAAGTCCGAAGTCATCAGATTGGTTCGGTGATTTCCTTCCTGCGTGGCGACCATGGTTCCGGCTGCGGTGTATGGATTTCCTTTGCCCTTGCCCGCCCCACCAGCACCCGCACCCGCAACGGCAGGAGCGATACCCGCCCGCGAATCGGCCAGAGCCATAACCGATTCTTCATTCTGAAAACTTGACGTGTACACGTCGGACATCTGGAACGGCTCGACTTCATCCTTGTTGGCAGTGATGGCGCTTGAAGGAAAGATTTCGATTTGGCTACCGATATTCACGGCAGAGGGAGAGAGTCTCCAGAAACGAGTGTTGGCGAGAGTAGAATTATCAATCCGGTTGTTGTGAACGTCGGTCGCTTCCTGCTGGTACTTCTCAAGTAGCTGCGAGAAGCCTCGTCCGTAGGCTCCGTCATTGCGATAGCCCAGCTTTGTTCTAACAATAGGAGTCGCGTTTTTCGGAACGAAGTTGAAAATCTTGCGCATCACCGTGCGCGTCGAAAGGTGGTAGCTGTAAATCAGGCGAAACTTTTTCTTCTGATGAATCCATGGGAAGTAACACTCGTAGATGTCCCACTCGGCATTGACGCTCGACTGGATGGGAGTGACGCCCTGCTTGCGTTGTTTCTTCGCTTCGCCGAGTTCCGGTCCTTGGCGGTCGGGCTTATCAATAATCGCTTCCACTGCCGCCTTATCGTAGAAACCCTCGAATACTCTCTCTTCGAGGTCGTACTTCTTGAGACGGACTTTCTTGGTGACCAGGCGAGAATCCTCAATCGTGTGTGCGGCGGCATCCATGGTGATGTCGCAGTGAGATAGCTTTTCTACCGAAGGCCCTTCATAGATCGTGGTCTTTTTGAACTTCGCTTTCTTATTGTCGCTGTAGCCGACCGAAACGGCTTCGACCGAATCTTTCCAGTTAAGACCGACGAAGGAGGTTCCGAGCTTTGCGCCGTCGGTGAACCACTGGCCGTAGATGCGGTAGAGGTCGAGCTGCGTCGGCTCGTAGCCCATGGTGTCCATGAACTGCTCTAGTGTTTCGCGTTCTTTCTCGCTGGTTTTAGCGTCGTCGGTGAGCGCCGGGTACATAAAATGCCATAGCGGGTTTGTGGCGAAAATATAACCGAGCACTCTCGCGGTAATGGTGTCAACGCGATCTCCGATGAGTTGCACGACGATGTTGCTACAATTCGGGAAGGGAAAGGATTTGGTTTCCGAGAGCGGTTGTCCATTATAGAGTCTCTCCCATTTAGGAATGAGTGAGGTATGTAGGTTTTTATGCGATTCGACTTGTAGGGTCAGAGCTTCTTGCAGCCACTCGGCGATGGCTTTATTGGTGTCGGGGCCAAAGTCGCAGTCAACGAGTTCAAAGGCATCGGGCCGTTCGGTGGGTTCGCGGAACGGGATAGGCTCGGAAGCCACTCTAGTAGACCCTCTCGAACATGGCGTGAGATATGGCTACGAGAACACATTCAATCGCTTCGCGCTCGTTGGTTCCGGTGCGGTAGCCTGCTTCAATTAGCGAGTCGGAGTACTTGCGGGTAAAATCGGCGGCGGATACAAATTCCTCGGGGCGCATGGCGATTACCTTTTGTAGCGAGCGGCGGAAGTCCTCGGGCCTCACGAGCTGCCCCAAGTCGGCCTTTTTTTCTTTAGGCTGGGCCATACTGCGAGAAATGTAGCACGGATTCTATCCTTCGGTACTAGTATTTCGTGCCATTGCCGCTTTACGGCGCGAGTTCCAATTCTGAACCACGGCGACGGCATCCTTATAGCGCACCGAGTCGAACAGGTTATTGGCGTAACTCATGGTGTCGAGGGTGTCGAGCGTGCGTGAGGCCGGATAGGTGCGGTACTCCGACTCGAATTCTTTCTGGTCGGCTCTGGTCCAATACTTTGAGTTTCGGAATACTGGCTCCAGCGAGCGGATTCTTTCGTCTTTGGCGTTCTTCGAGCGCGGCGCGTTGATGTATTGCAGGACGAGGTTAATTCCTTTTCGCTTGCCGTGGTATTCGAGAGGGTAGCGCAAGAGTTGCTGGGCCGCTATTTTTTCCAGATAAACTTCGTTGAGCCGCCAGCGCACCGCGAAGTCGTAAACCTTGGCGACGAGTTCATCGTAGCTGGTGCTCTTGGCCCAAGTGTCGAGCAAGTACTGATTTCCTGATTCGGTGTCGAATCCTACCACTGCTATGCCGTGATTGGCTCGGCCTGAGGACTCGCTGTGATTCGGGTCCACGACCATCTTTCTCGATAGGATGGACACCGGAATATCTCCGAGAGCTTTACCTCCGTAGATATTATGGCGGATGTAGGCGGCTTTGAGTCCGTTACGATTTCCTTCGTAGAGTTCGTAGTAGCGCAGCCAGCTAGGAAGGAACGGAGCTTCGCCGGGGATTACCGCTAGATTCTTGAACTGGTGCGAATAATCTTCGGTAGAGTACCGGAGCTTCATTTCATCGAGTAATTCTTGGGTGAGGAATATCGGGATTCCTGGAGTATGGTCGGGGCAGCATCCGCCTTCGGCATCGTGGGTTTCTATCTTCCACTTTCCTCCGGTATTGTTTTCTCTAATCCAGCCGTTTAGGTCGTAGTAGCTCCAGCGGTTTCCGACCACCACTTCATCGCCTAATTCCGTCTCGGTCGAAT